TCAGTTATTATGACTATCAATCATCAAAGTTTTACTTATTTTTACAATGGTTCTAATTGGTTCTTAATCTAATATGTCTTATAATCCTCTTCCACAACCAGCACAATCCGTAGTTCTTACAGGTGCTGGAACATCATTAGTTACTTATGCTAACCCATTTCCAGTATCTCTTGGAAGTTCAAGTATTACAATTAATGGAAGCATTACAATTCCAACAACTGTAAGTGTTGCAAGTTCTCCTGCAAATCCAGTACATACTCATATTACAGAAGTTGGTTCAAGTGGTATTTTGCAGGATATGGGTATTCCTTATCTTCCAGTAGGTATATCAACTTTTAATAATATTATAGTTATCAAACAATCTGAAGGCAGTTTATATTCATTCAACAATCACGCAACAAATACACATCGTGGTTGGACTATGGATGATACAATGAGACCCGTAATGAGTATTAGAGTGAATAGTTCTGGAACTACTATAGCAGATTTGGCAGAAATTACGGAATATGAAATTGGAAATAATAATGCCAATCAAAGTACTATCATCTATGAGTGGTATGAGGGTGATATTAATATTGCTGGAGCAGCAATTCCTGCTTGGAATTCATTAGGAACAAAATTACAATATAGAGTATATCAAGATAAGTATAGTAGTAATGCAGGAAATACCTTCACACAAAATAGTTCTGTCATGAGACATAGTGGAGTTATTATTGGAAAAAATACTTCTGATGATGAAGGACCATCAACTATGCATGGTGGAGCATCTCCAAATATGCTTACACTTTGTATGAAAAAAGTTGACAACTCAACCAAATCAGATGTTTGGTTTGCTTTTACTTGTAAAGAATTATCGTAAATAGTAATAATTACTTCTATGAATGTTATTAAGAACTTGTAAGAATTATGTCTGATAATATCTACTTAGGTAATCCCAATCTAAAACGGGCAAATACCCAGATTGAATTTACGGAAGAACAAATCTATGAGTTCTTAAAGTGTAAGGAAGACCCTGTATATTTTGCACGAAATTATATTAAAATTGTTACTCTCGACCACGGACTACAGCCTTTTAGAATGTATCCGTTCCAAGAGAAATTAATTAGTAATTTCCACGAGCACAGATTTAATATTTGTAAGATGCCTCGTCAGACAGGTAAATCTACAACTTGTGTATCATATCTATTACATTATGCAGTCTTCAACGATAATGTAAATATTGCTATTCTTGCGAACAAGGCATCTACGGCAAGAGACCTTCTCAATAGATTACAACTTGCCTATGAGAACTTACCCAAGTGGATGCAGCAGGGTGTTATATCTTGGAACAAAGGTTCTTTGGAACTTGAGAATGGTTCCAAAATATCATCCAACTCCACATCATCATCTGCCGTTCGTGGTGGATCTTATAACATCATCTTTTTGGACGAATTTGCGTTCATTCCAAATCATATTGCCGATGACTTCTTTGCATCGGTTTATCCTACAATTTCTTCTGGTCAAAGCACAAAAGTCATTATTGTTTCTACTCCCCGTGGTATGAATCACTTCTACCGCATGTGGCATGACTCTGAGAAGGGTAAGAACGGATATGTGGCTACAGATGTTCATTGGTCAGAAGTACCTGGTAGAGACGAAGAATGGAAGCAGCAGACAATTGCAAACACTAGTGAGCAGCAGTTTAAGGTTGAATTTGAGTGTGAATTTTTAGGTTCTGTAAATACACTTATTAATCCAGCAAAACTAAGAAATCTCGTATATGAGGATCCAATCAAGAAAAATGCAGGATTGGATGTATATGAAGAAGCAAATGAAGAAAATAATTATCTAATCACGGTTGACGTTGCTCGTGGAATTGGTAATGATTATTCTGCATTTATTGTTTTTGATATCACAAATTTTCCATATAAGATTGTAGCAAAATACAGAAACAATGAAATTAAACCGATGATGTTTCCAAGTATCATTCATCAAGTGGCAAAAGGTTATAATGATGCCTGGTTGCTTATTGAAGTTAATGATATTGGCGACCAAGTTGCCAGTATTCTACAATATGATCTTGAGTATGATAATGTACTGATGTGTGCTATGAGAGGTCGTGCAGGACAGATTGTTGGGTCTGGATTTTCTGGTAAAAAATCACAACTTGGAGTCAGAACAACTTCATCAGTTAAAAAATTGGGGTGTTCAAACTTAAAGACACTTTTAGAAGATGATAAACTTATCATATGTGATTATGAAATTATTTCCGAACTAACAACATTCGCACAAAAAGGTAACTCATTTGAGGCAGAGGAAGGTTGTAATGACGATTTAGCAATGTGTCTTGTTATTTTCTCTTGGTTAGTAGCACAAGACTACTTTAAGGAAATGACAGATAATGATGTCCGCAAAAGAATTTATGAGGAGCAAAAGAATCAAATTGAACAAGACATGGCACCTTTTGGATTTATTTCTGATGGACTCGATGAGATGACAAGTTTTGTTGATGAATCTGGAGATAGGTGGTATTCGGATGAATATGGAGATAGGTCTTATATGTGGGACTACATGTAATAGTAGCAATTTATAAATACTTGTAGAATAAATTCTGGTCAAACGGAGAAAGACAGATGCCCTTAAATTTAGCATCTCCTGGACTTGTAGTAAGGGAAATTGATTTAACACTTGGTAGATCTACACCATCTTCAAATAAAATTGGTGGAATAGTGGCGCCCTTTGCTCAAGGTCCAGTTGAAGCACCAACTGTTGTAGAAAATGAAAGCGATCTTCTAAAGACTTTTGGAGAACCATATACAATTGATAAACATTATGAGCATTGGTTAACAGCCTCTTCATATCTCTCATATGGAGGATCACTTAGAGTAGTGAGATCTGACGATGCTGATTTAAAAAATGGTTTTGTTGGAACTGCTTCGAGTATAAAAATTAAAAGTTTAGAGCATTATACCGGATTGGGGTATGATGATAATACAATTCCTAACGTAACTTTTGTTGCTAAAAATCCTGGTTCATGGTCTAATGGTATTAGAATTGCAATTATTGATTCTAAAGCAGATCAAATTTTAGGACTTACCACAACAACATCAATTTCTGTAGGATTTGGAGTTACTCAATCAATTAGTGGTGTAGTTCTTCCTGGAGCTGGTACAACATCAGTTCTTGATGGATATTTAAGAGGTATTATTACTGAAGTTGGTAGTAGTACAGTTTCCGTAAAAGTTTTATCACATGTTTCTGCGGCAGGAACAATTACTAATGTCAATTATCAACCAAATGGGACATATGAGTTTACATCAGGTAGCAATTTAACAGTAAGAAATAGTAGTGGAACTGGAATATCGACGGCAACAGTAAATTCTAAAATTGATTGGTTTGATCAGCAGACTATTGGAGTTACTTCAACATCTGCGGCTGCGGATTTAATCTATTGGAATACTTTAGCACAAAGACCATCGACTTCGGAGTATGCTGCAGCAAGAGGGTCTAGATTTGATGAACTACATGTAGTAGTAATTGATGCTTTAGGAACGGTTAGTGGAAATGCTGGAACAATTTTAGAAAAACATTTATCACTTTCCAAAGCAAGTGATGCTCAATTCTCAGTTGGATCGCCATCATATTGGAGAAAATATCTTTCAAATTCTTCAAATTATATATTTGGTGGCAGTCAACCTGCAGGTATTGTAACTACAGGATTTGCTGGTATTAATACCACGGCAAATACTTTGGCTACAGATATTGGTTGGGATCAAGAAGCGGATGGAATTATTTTTGCTGCTGCTGGTGCTGTTACAAGTACTTTTGATGGTGGTAAAAATTATCATGGAGCATCCACAGTTACAACTGGAGCACTATCAGCAAATCTTGGTAATTTGGCAACTGGATATGATTTATTTGAAAATACAGATAATTTCAAAGTAGATTTTCTCTTAATGGGATCTGCCAATTATACTAAGAGTGGTGCTCAAGCACTTGCAAATAAACTTATTTCTGTTGCAGAATTAAGAAAGGATGCAATTGCATTTATTTCACCATATAGAACTGCTGCACTTACAGACACTGCTATAGACACTAATCCAACAGTAAGATCTTCTGAAGATATTACAACAAATGTCATTAGTTTCTATTCATCCATTTCATCCTCCTCATACGGAGTATTTGATAGTGGTTATAAGT